ACCCGCCGGTTGATTTGATCGTGAGGGCAAACGAATCGGCACGGTCGAAAATGCACTGCTCGCCGCTGCCGCCCGTGCGGCGGTACACCACGAAGCCTGTCTTGGTGTTTGGATTCAGCACCGACGCGGACGTAGTAAAGATGCGGTCGCCGCCGTCGAAGGCCAATGCAGACTTGCCGTTTTGTGCAGACGCCGCGAACGATGGGGCTACGCTGTCGGCACCCGAGTTTGTCAGGTTCATGCCGCTGGTGGACTTGTCACCCCAGTATTTCACCGGCCCGTTGGCCGATACCGCGCCTGGGCCGCTGCTCGTCGGCCCCAGGATTGCACTGTCGGCGGGGTCCAGCCACAGCGCAAGGCTGGAGATCGAACGCGGGTTGAAGCCCGTCGCACGGGGCCGAAGCAAACGGGTCGACATTGGCATGGCAGGTGCGCTCTTGTAGGTTGATGGAGAGACGTTAGCCCTTCACCGACACCGTCATGGCGCAGGTGGTGGCACCGACGACGACAGGGGCGACGTAGGCAAAGCCGAAACAGGCGTCCGGAATGGGGTGCGCGCCTACGGTCACGGCGGTCGTCAGGGCGGAGCCGTCAGCGTAGATGCGGATCGGCGCGTCTTCGGAGCCAACCGAAACGTGCCAGTTGATCTGCGTGGCTCCGTTGGTGTTGCCGATGAGGACGCCGCCGCCGGCATACCGACCAAACGGGAATCGCGGCGTGGTGGTAGCGGCAGAAGACCCGGCCGTGATCACGGCCCCTGTGTGGAAACGCTCAATCTCGCTCATGTTCGCCCTTTCGCTTTGTAGGCATGTTTGTCGATGAATCGCTCCCGCACTTCCCCGGCCTTGGCTCCCGGGTTCTTGCGGAGTTCCTTCCTGACCTCTTCGGCCACTATCCGTTCGTTGATCAGCTTCCGTTTCGGGGCGGCGGGGCCGGGGTCATAATTCACTGTCCCCGCTACGGACATGCGGCGCTTCTTGGCCACTCGCAGGACATCGTCGTTGGACGAGACCCACGCCTCCGGGTCTTGCCACCGTCGCTTGTCGGCCAGACCGCCGCAGTAGTATTTGCCGGAGATATTGATCCCGGCTGCCTTGGCCTCTTTGATCATCCACTTCGCGGATTCGGCTGGCATGTCGTCCAACTGCTGGTTGTTCATGCGGCCCTGCATGAATGCCCGGTCGGAGCCTTTGGTCCCGGGAGCGATCTGAAGTGCGACCATTTCCGCGAACCGCTCTCCATACTGAAGGGCGTTCTTGTAGACCTCCACAGCCTCTCGGCCGCGATCACTGATTTGCTGGGGGATTTGCATTGGGTTGTTCTTGTGGCGGCTGACCAGGGGGCGGACCCGGGGGAGGAGGTGGCGGAGGCGGAATCATGTAGCGAGCGACATCGACTTGCATGGCCTTGCCCCAGTCTTCCAAGAGGGCATTGAAGAGTTCCGGCCTGCCGGCCTGGAGCAACCCCTGGGAAATGGGCGCAAGGATCTGCATGGCGTTGGTGATGTTTTCGATGCGGGTCGCGATGTTGGGCTTTCTCGCGGATCCGGCTTCGACGCGGTATGAGTACTCGCGGACGATGCTGTCAGGGTTCTCTCCCTGAACGTGCATGCCCCATGCCTGTGCGGCCATCGGGCCCAGGAGCGGTTCGACATCCTGGGGATAGATCAACCATCTCGCACACAGGGCTTCCTTGCGTGCGACCTCCGAGAGAGCGTCTTCCAAGATCGAAGCGTAGTCGTCCGGCCGTACCGAAATCTGTTCCGCCTTCACCTGGGCCTCTGCGGCTGACCGGAACTGGTTCCTGGTCATCCCGTACACCAGCTCAGTCAGACCCACTCTGCGGTCAAAGAGTGCCGTGACCTCTGCGATGATCTGGTACATGTCCTGGGTCACCCCGGGCATGTTGAAGACCGAGATCACATCGTTGACCGACCGGCCGACCGCTTCGGAGATTTCGACAATGTTGAAGCCTTTCTCCGACTTCTCCAGGATCTTCGACTTCAGGTCTTGGTCCGCAGCCTTTGATACTCCGATCAACGTCTGCGATGAGGTCGCCACGCGGGTCGCGAGGAAGCTCATCGCCCAATTAATGAATCTCAATTCCCCGATACCAGGACGGATCAAAGAGATCGGCCATGAGTATCCAGGTTTGCCGTGCCACGCGAGCAAGGTGAACGGCCAGCCGCCCGGTTCTGCCCAGAATGGAATCGGCCATTGGCAGGCCATGAACATCTGCTGAGACACGCCTGTTTCGTCTACCGGCTCCTGGAGCATGGGGAGCGGCATGTTCAGTGGAAATTCGACCCCTTCCGCCACAACTAGGTAGCAATTTGGGCCCATGGCGTCGAACTTGCCACGGAGGTCCTTGTCTGCGTCCTTCAGCCGGTCACCGAAGCCGGTCTTAGAATAGATTTCCCAGTAGCAGATGATGTCGTTCGTCTGGCCGTTGCGGCGCTTGGTCTCATAGCCGCGTTCCTTCTCGTCCGACCTGGAGGCATACGATTCCAAGTGGCCCTTCAGATCGTCGCGGGACAGACCGAACTTCGCTGCCACTTCATCGATGGGCTGAATACGCTTGCGGGCACACCAGCGGATGTCCTCAAACTCATCGGCATCCGGATCCCAGACGAGGTTGTCCACTGAGTCGTAGAACGATCCGGCGAACTTCACTGCACTTCCAGGAGGGGAGTACAGTTCGTGCCACCACACGCCAGCGCCTTTGATGAACGCCTCTTCTACAACCTTGCGGGAGTGCTGCTTCAGGTTCAGTTCGTTAGGCGTGTAGTTCAGGTACTGTTCCAGGAGCGCGGCGATGATCTTGCGGCGTTCGTAGTTAAACTGCTGCTGTTCCATGCCCTGCCGGTAAGCCATCATGCCCTGGTCAGGCATCATCACCGGCTGGCCATCCGGACCCATGACGGGACCGTTGGGCCCCATCTGCGGAACCGGCGGCTGCGGGAAGATCCCCAGGAGTGGCGCCGGGACGACGGGGTAGTCCTTCGGCGTCACTGCCCGGGTGGGATTCCGGTGATGGATGACCGACGTAAAGAGGCGAACGGCCTCCCAAACGCGGTTCACGCAGATTCGCACGGCAGGAAGATCAATCCCCTTGGCATAGGCGCGGGCCTGTTCAGGACCCCACATGGCATCCGGATCGGAGGCGTAGAACCCCAGGGCTTCTTTTGCATCGTCACTGAAAGGTCGCTTATGGGTCTGCGCCAACTTTATCAGCTTTAACCAGCCGGCAGTGATTGGCGCAAGTGGATTATCAGTACTCATCCGACCACCTTCCAGGACTCGCCGCGATGCAGCATCGCCTCTAGTAGCTCTACGCGCTTTTGCAAGGCCCACACCTTGCGGTTGTAGTCAGCGTGCAGTTTCTGGTGTTTGCCACTTTGGACAACAACGAGGTTTTCCCATCGATTGTCGTCCTTAATGCCGTTCAAATGATGCACTTCTTCCTTGCGGCCAAGCATGCGGCGAAGATGCTCTGAGGCCACAAGGCGATGCTCCAATACGTAGCCGGCCTTGCTTGCCATTGGATGACTTGGGGCATGCACCATCACGTACCCCTGGACGGTGCGAGGACGGCCACCGCTCCACCTGGGGGCACATTCCCCCTTCCGATTCTTTGTAGAAGAGCCGCGAGATCGCAGCCCAACCCGTGCCGCCAGCCTGCGGCGGACTGTTGTTTGGCTGCACCTAAACTGCGAGGCTACTTCTGCGGTGGACTTTTCGTCGCGCCAATATGCCAAAGCCATCTCATCTGCTGGCAGGCGGATTCGCTCGCCGCCTATCCGGAGAGCGAATCCCGCCTTGCGCAAATGCTGCCCAACCGTCTTTCCTGTGCCGAGCCCAAGGCTTTTTGCGATGCCTTCACACGTACGACCTTCGTCAAAATACATGCGGCGCAGGTCTTCGGTGCGGTAATTCAGTCGGCTGGGCATTGAACGCTCCTACTTCTTAGTGTCCTTTTCCGCCCGCTTCTCCAGCAGGGCGACACGTTCCGAGAGGATGGCAAGCTGCCCGGCCGGCTTGTGCTGCCAAAAACCGTAGGACTTCCACGCCGGGAACTCATTCACGCCCGGGTCATCGACATGGTGGACGGACGCTTTCTCCGTCCCGCCGTAGCCCGGAGAGATAGCCCACAACGTGAGGGTTCTGGCAGATACATCCGTGACCAGGGCCGGAACCGGCTTGGCCCCCTCATGGGCATGGAAGAACACAAACTCGCCCAATTCGGCCTTGGGCATGATGAAATCGCTCATTGGTATTTCCCTTTCGGAGAGAGGTACAAGACGCCGTCGTCGTCTTTCTGTTGGCGGCGGCGCTTGTCGGCCAGATACTTCACCCACCACGGCTCTGGCCCGGTGACCTTGGGGGGCTTGTGATACTTGGGTTCGTAGGCACACATGTACTCTGCGGCCTGACAGGCGTGGACTTCGCCTCGCGTCTGCGGTTCGTCGGTCACGTAGACCTGACCGTTCACCGTAGTGGTCTTTTTGCGGTAGCGCTTAATCTCCCGCAGGAAGTTGGGGCATCCGCCCTCCAAGACTTTGAACCGCGTCGTCCCGTCTCCTTGGATGTGGAGGAGCTTCCGCATCAGCGCCGTGCGGGCCGGGATGTCGTCTGAGCCTGGAGTGAATCCAAAACCCGATATCTGCGAGCGGATGTTCCGCTTCTTCAGTTCCTCGCTGTATAGCTCATGCGGGAGCCTTCCTGACCCAAGATCACGGAGCATGCCGCCGTGCATGTCCATGATCCAGTTGTAGAAGTGCTGGTTCTGTGCCTTTGCTGCGAACTGTTCTCCGAAAATCAGGGCGTTGCACTGCCGGATGTACAGTTCGTCATAGAACAGAATGAATCGTTCGTCAGGCGGGATGGCTGCGAAGAGGCACGCCATGACCGTATGCCCAGGGTCAATGGCAACGTAGCGTGTCCAGTCGATGGGGACTTGCCCGTCAGGGAGGTGAGATCGGGGCATAACATGAACCGCCGTATTGAACGTCGGATACATGAGCGTGGATTCGGTGGTGAACTCACCCTCCGCACGCATGCGAAGTTCGTCTATGCCGAGAGCCGACCAGCGTTCGATGTTCTTCTTCTTCTCCTCGTCATCAATCGCGGAGTTGTCCAAGAAGCGCAGCGTGAACTTGCGGATGATTGCGTTAGGGTCGTTCTCAGACTTCTCGGCGCGTTCGCACAGTCCAAGGAGCGCATCGTTCTTGGAATGTGGCATGGCCGACCAAATAAAGCGGCCTTTGCGATCCGCGAGGCGGGCTTGCATTTCCCCCACCCAAGCCTCATTCGACAAATCTTCGTCACACCAGACCAAGTCGGCGGCGAAACCTTGGGGCGGTTCACCTTCTGATGAGAAGCAATAGATCGTCCATCCCGTGATGAGTTCAGCCTTCTGGAGATAGCCGGCGTTCTTCTGCACCCAGGCGATTTCTCGGATCATTCTTGGAGGGATAAGAGGAGGTGCTGGCTTGGCCTCTCCCCGTCTTGCATCGTCCTTGCCGGGAATGAATGCCCGCCACTTGTTCGTCTCCTCATCCCGGATCATCCGGAACGCACCGGGGCGAAACAGGATCCTGTGGATGACCATGCCGATGTGGGTCCACCCCTTGCCCACGATCACAAGGTTGCCGCCCTCTTTGGGGTATTTGTTGTGCGGGTCTTGGCCTGTCGCAGCCCTGGCAATTTCCGCCGCAACACACAGCGTCTTCCCAGCACGGTTTCCGCCGATCACGATCCGCTCGCTCGCCATGCACTGGTGGATCTCGTCCTGCTTGGGCATGGGCGTGTATAGCCGCAACGCCTCAATACGACGTTCCGCGATCTCCTGCTGCAACTCCTTCATGGAGTCCAGCGCGTGCTTCGTCATGCCCGCAATCGGGGCACTAGCGGTCGGAGGTGGGGGGATCTTGGGGTGCTTGCGCATTGAGTTCAGAAAGGACGATGTCTATGGCTTCCACTATCGACTTGTCGGACGGTCTTGTCCCGGTGAGAAACTCTGAGCAATACCGTCTCAGGTTCTTCAGGACGACGACCGCATCACCCAGCCGCTGGAGTTCCGTCTGCGTTTTCATGCTCACCGCACTTTGTTTCCGGAGTTGTCATGGGGAAGCGACTGTCCCCGCTCTCCATCGGTGTCGGGGGATACCGGAGGCACAACCCAATCCGTGGATCCTTGTTGACTTCGATCCACCACTTGCAAGTTTCGCACTGCGTCATTGAGGTCTTTCTGTGGTAAGGCGTTGATGACCGTCGCCGCTTCCAGAACACGTTTCTGTAGCTCCGTTTCCAATTCGTCTTCGGACCAGAGGGTGAGCGGTTTCTTCGCACCACCATCTGCGGAATTTTGTGCAGTGAGCCGGACCATCGTCTCCAGCATCTTGGTCCTAAACGCACCGCCGGCAGGGGCGTCGTAGAACTGCTTCATCCAGGCGTTGCCGAACCCGGCCACGCCACCGAAGTAGGTGTAGAGGATCTCCACCAACTCAGACGAATGGGGGATGTTCGATCCACCCAGGCGGGCGGCGGCGATGAAGAGATCGACCGCACCCTTCTCAATCTCTTCTAGCTTCTTGTCGGTCTTACGCTTGCGCTTCTTCTTCGCAATCGTATTGCGGCAGTGACGGCACTTGGAGTGATAGCCGTCCTTCGACTTGTGGAAGTGTTTGGGGTCTAGCGGGTAGGTCTTGCCGCACTCGGCGCAGGTCCGTTCGCTAGACACTCACTTTGAACTTGGGCTTCAGGTCCACGATCTTCACGGTCGAATCGAAGTTGGCTTCCCAAGACTGCTTCAGCTTCTCGGAGATGTGCTTGGCTTCAATGAACTGCGGCTTGCCGACGCACTTCGGCTTCCAGTGGCCCGCCCAAGCATCCCAGTTACAGAACAGCGGATTGTATCCCAGCTTCTGCGTGCCAACCAAAGAAAGATCGCGTGTCTGTGTAACATCTTCCGTGGACGCCTTCTCGGCCTGATACTTGTCGGGGTATTCGTAATAGAACCAGGGCTTGTCCGCTTCGGTATTGGGCTCCGTGAGTTCAAAGGCCCGCATGTCGTACATGATCAGACCCGTGGGGAGGGCGGCGCATTCCTGGATACCTGACATCTTCACGGCCTGAGACCGTTCGTACATCTTCAACTGGAAGTCCGGATTCGCATTCCCGGTCTGCATGTTCCGCCATTCAAAGACGTACACGCACTCCATCGGAGGCGGGCCGCAGTACGGGGCACCGATGACACACGGGCCCTTTTCGTAGTGGTCGTACAGGAAGTCGAAGGACGATGTGAAGAACGGTTTGCCGCACGGTTCGCAGTCGGGCTTCATGTCCGAATCGATCATCACCAACACATCCACCCCGTACTCGCGGGCCTGGAGAACGGCCCGGTTGCGGGTCATGGTGATCGGCGTGTCTGCGAGGTTCCAGATGCGGATGTTCTCAATCCGCGGATCCCGGGACGCCTCGGCAACGAGGGGTGTCATCCACTCACGGATGTCCGGGACTTCAGAGGAAATCCCGCCGTTGCCGCCGTAGGAGAAAGTAACCAGACCGACGTTCAGCTTGCGTTGTTGCATGTATCACCTCGGGGGAGAGTGAGTGTATCAGATTAGTGGACGGATGTCAAGTCCACGGGCCTGTAAAGCTGCCGTCCACAGGCCCCTTCCAGCCAGATTCGCGAAGCATCTCCTGAAACGCCGCGCGTGATGGACTGTCGGCACCAAGGGTTGCAATCTGACTGAGCATCGCGGCTTGCGATGCGTTCGGGGGCCGTACGACCTGACTCATGCGTTTGTCCATGCGCCGGCGTGTGTCTCTTTCGCGGGCAAGGCGAGCCATCACATCCTTTACTCGCTGGGCGGTCTTTTGTGCATGTGCTACATCGTCAAAAGGCTCTGGGGCCGATGTGATCGGGCGACCATACCAATCAGAAAAATATGCGTCCGATGCTTGCTGCGCCTGACGCGACGCAATCATGGCTTGTAATTTCTCACGGGCTGCGGCGTGCCGCTCCTGACCCGGCGCAATTGTGTTGATATGCAGATCAGAATGCGCAAATCCGTTCTGACTGTACGCCGACCCTACGTCCTGTCTGTGCAAATCACCTGAGATGGTTTGGATGTACTCATTGATTGCTCTCTCTAGCTGCGGATCAAAGCTCATCCCGGCATTGCGCAGCAAATTAACACGCTCCCGCGCAAGGGCCGCCCTTTCGTCAACACGTAGGTTCCTTCCAGTCCGAGTAGCCGCCTCCCCGCCCACTACTAGCGCGGTGCCCAGGTTAACGTCAGCTAGCGACTTGTATGGGGAGGTGGGGCCAAGGCTTTGAGATAGTGCAGCTAGCGCGCTGCGATTGTCGTCGGCGCGTTTCTTTGCTTGCATCGCCTCTTGCGGGCTGCCGTACTGCTGGCGGTCGTCAATTCCGTCCTTGTCGATATCAACGGGGCTCCCGCCATACGGCATCCCCTGGCTTCGTGGCGGGATAGGCTGGGCTTGGCCGGGGCGCGTCATCCAGTCCGGCGCGTACTCCGGAATCGGCGGATCGTTGTTGACGTAGTGAGCGTCTGACCAGAGCTTGCCGTCACGGTATTCAGCCGGGACGTAGGTCATGCCTGGGCGGTCGTTGGGGCTCTTGCTGACTGGGGCCTGCTGTGAAGGAGGCGGCGAAGCCTGCGACTGCCGCGTCATCCACTGATCACGCGGCTGATAGCCCGGGAGGGTGGAGAGCCACTGTTGATAGGGATCGGCCTGCATTGATGGCGCGGTGGGCGGCATCCTGGGCCCACCAGACATCGGGCCGTATGGATTACCGAACGGCTGCATGGACGGCGCGCCTGTTGGATTTCCATACAGGCTGGGCGGGGCGTACTGGCCAAGCTGCTGCATGGGGTCTTGCTGCAACCGTTGCAGGAACGGGTTGTAGAACCCGTCGTCCACCATCTGGTTGGCGTTACCCAACAGGGTCGGAACATCCAGCGTCTGTGGGCCCATGTTTTGATTCAGGGCATTGCCGAAGACGAACGGCAGTTCCGCCCGGCGCACTTGCTGCACCATGGCGGCGCGCTGGGCCTGCTGCTGCTCAAACGACACCGGGTTGCCAGAGTAGTCAAAGTACTGCGATGTGAAGCTCTGCGGACGAGCGTTAGGCGTGTTGCCGTAGTTGCCAAACGGACTTTGCTGATGCTGCTGCACGGAAAACGTCGGGCCTTGCGGAGCCCCGAATGACTGGCTTGTGGGCCTGGGGCTGTACCAGTTCTGCTGGCCGTAGGCAGTCCCCAGAGACGGCGTCTGCGTCGGCTGCGCTTTGCCGGGGGCGTAGGCGGAGAAGTCCATCGATCCGGACTGTTTGGTCTGCGGCGCGGCGGGCTGCTGCGAGTTCGTGCGGAAGATTGCGTCACTTGGGATGCCGCCCTGCCCAGGCCGCGGCGCGGCGTAGGGGGACGATGAGTTAATCCTGCCGGACGGCTGCGAACTCCAATTACCCCAATCGGCAAACGCCTTCTGTGCCTGCTTCCCCTCCGCAGTCTGCATGTACTGGTCATGCGGCATATCCTGATACTGCGGCGATTTCTGCCAACGCATTATTCGTCACCCTTCTTCGTTGGGATGCTGTCCATGCCCATGCCGGTTCCCTGGAGCATGCGCAGTTTGATGATGTCCACGGACTCTGGCTTCCGCGTCTCGGCAATGAGTTGCCGGAGGTAGTCCAGGTTCTGGATTGCTGGTTCCATAAAGAAAACGCCGCTGGCCAGTTGCCCAGCCAGCGGCGCCCCCGATTGCCCTGTGACGGGCAGTTCTTAGTAGCGGGTCTTCACGATGGCCAGGACGTTCGCCCCGGTGGTCGCACCCGTGCTGCACGCACGGCCGAGAACACCAAGACCGTTGTCGCCGGCACCAGTCGTCGCAGCACCCACTCCGCTCTTCGTCACGCGACCAGCCGTGGTGCCCGTCGAAGCCGCAGCGGTGATCGCCGCGAGACGGTCGCCCACAACCAGATCCGAGCCGCTGAGAGCAACAGCCACCTCAGTCGGACCTTCCACCGTGACCCAGAACACATCGTTCACCGCAACGCCCGTCGCCGGGAGATGCTCATCCACCACGCCAACGCGCTCTTCGTTGGTCGCCGTGGTGTAGCCCTTCGTCACCGTGAAGCCAGCCAGACCAGCCGTGGCCGTGTCGAACGACACAACCCGCTTGGGGGCCAGGGCGATGGACGACGAGTTCCGCACGGCAACGCAGGTCTTCACCCGGTTGCTGCGGACGCGGCCCGTGCTGGGATCAACGTCAGGGAAGTTCTTCACCACCCCAACCCAATTTGCACCGTCCGTGGCGTTGGTGACCCCAAGGGTCTGGCCAAGCGAGAACGGCGGATCAACAAAAAGACTCATTTCAGATTACCTCTTTCTTTAGGCAAGGGCAAAGAGTTTGAAGAAGTTGCGCGGGCTCTTAAACTTAAGGTTGCCCAACGTTGACACAACGTAGCGATACTGTTGCGTAATTTCGTCGTAAAACGGACCCTCCGAGTTTAGAAGCTGTCCTTCCATGCAGAGCAACTCCATGTTGCCCATGGCGAGACCGTAGCCCGTGTTCGCCGGAATGGAATTTTCCGACGACACCTCAACTCCGTCGAACTCAAACACATCCGTGAAGCCGTAGCTCCGCAGACCGTTGGTCCGACCGATGATGACCCGCTCGTTCTCGTCCAGCTTGTTGAGCATGTCGATGTACCACCGACGGTTCAGCAAGCACATGTCAATCTGATCTTCCTTCGTGTCGTTGCGACGAGCCTGATGAAGCGCCTCGCGGAGAGCCTTGCGGCAGTTGGCTGCCCAAGTCGAACCGCCGAAGTAGGTGCTGTTCACGTTGCAGATAACCGGCGAGAAGAAATCGAACTCCGGATCGGCTTCGCCGTTGGGCCAAACGCCCGACTTCTGCGATCCGCCGTACGCACCCAGGACGGTCGAAACACCGGCATAGTTGTCGTTCGGCCAGAAAAACGGATCGTCAGGGCTGGCCGCACGCGCCTGGCCGGCGGTGGCACCACTAATAGTGATCGTCTGCGGCGTGAGGCCAAGCCCCAGGAACGACTCCAGGCCGTGGAAGCGAAGTTCGTTGCCTGGCGCGTAGCCGTCAACCACCCACTCCTTGGCAAGGTACTGCTCCATGCTGGTAAGGAGACGCGAAGCCATCTTGCCAGCAACGTTGACAAGAGCTTGTGCGCTACGATTTTCCAACATCTCTTTCTTGTAGATCGCGTCAGTCACTTGCGCGCCACGATACTCCAGCTCGGCGTTCTTCCAGAGGTTCTGGCGAGCGAACGAGCGAGGAGTTTCGCCGTTGTTACCGCTGGGGGTATGGTTGCGATACTGGATTTCCCAGTCGAAACCTCGTCCCGACATGTTGGTGCGAATGTTGCCGCTGCCTTCCAAAGCAGCGAACACCTTGTACTTCCGCAACGAGGCGACCTCTTCCTCCCGAAGGTGGTTGACAATCGTCGTTGCGATGGAACGTGCCCAGTCAGTCGAACTAGCCATTAAAGGACTCCATCGTTAACGAGTTGGCCTTTCAGCCGCTCTTCAAAACTCATCCGAGAACGCGGTGCCCTCGGCTCTGTGGT